GTTCTATTGAGATTTGTGAAGCCGCATCTAATTCTTTTTCTCTTACAATTTTATCTTTTTGTAATTTGTGGGAAATAGCTCCGAATGTTTTTTCTGCTATGATTTTAGTAAGAGGATTTTTTAATAATGCTAACCACATCTTACATTGCCCAAAGGATAACTGACCATATTACAAACAATGTAAAAAGTTTTTTATTTGTATTACCCCAGTATATTACTGCTTTGTCTTTCCAAGTTTTTGGTGTGTAACCATATATTATCATGTTGTCTCCTTTTTGATTTCGTTACAAAAATATGTAACGTATAATTTTTCTTCGTTCATTTTTGTTTCGTATTTTTCTGTAAATGTAATAGTTATTTTTGCACCACCATTTACACACTCAGTCCAACTGTTGTATTCTTTTGGTACAGTTGCGGTGTTATTGCAAAATCCAGTAATTGCAGAGCAAATACTAAACGCCAGTATAAATTTCATTCAATGATGTATTTGTAATTATTTAAAGTTGAAATAACCTAGTATTCCAACAACTATTGTTCCGATAGTTAAGATAACTCTAAGTCCACCTTTACCCATAGAAACATCTTGTCTTAACGACTTAATTTCTTTTTTCATTTCTTCTATGCTTTTTAGAATGTTATTCATTCGTTCAGCACAAAGTTTCTCATGTGAAGAAAGTCTTACTCCAGTAGCGACTTCGCTAAACTCTTTTGGTGTAATCTTTTTTCTAGGCATATTATCTAGCAGTAGCTGGGTTATCTCCCACTAAAGGTTCTTCGGCAAATGCCATGTAGATATAATTGTCACCACTTCCATTAAAATCTCCACCAGAACTACGAATTTTAAAACCATTACTTAAAAAATCATAACCATCTCCTGCACTTTCAGCATTACTTAAATTAGGAAATAGTCGGTCATCAACCAAGTTAAATGTACTTCTTTTATTATCCATCATACGCCAATCAGTTCCAGTAGTATTAGTTTCTTTTATTATAACAAACGCAGGTTTAAATCCTGTATAAACAAATGTTCCATCAGCATTACCATTACCAGTATAAGAACCAAACTTGCTGAAGCCTTTAACTTCTGAGAAACAGTAGGCTAACATAGAACCATTATTATTATCATAACCACCACTAGGTACTCCAAATGTATTTGAATTTATTGATGTTCCCCAATAATCAATTCCAGAAATTCCACTAGGATTTGATGAATCTAAATAAATATAATTTCTTTGTTCATTAGAAGTACCTAATCCTTGAAACCAAGATACCCAACCTGCTGTTCCATCTCTTTTTTTTGTTATAATTACACTTGGCTTAGCTCCTAGACCATGTCCAATTGTTCCAGAATTAGAACTATTATTCCAAGTAACAATACTAAATCCACTTGTAGTATTAGCACTAACAGTTGAGGTTATGCTTCCATCTGTGTTTGATGAACCTGCACCATTTGCTTTCCAGTTCCATGAAGCATGACTTACACCACTTGCATTTTGATTTGTTCCATTACCTAAAGTAAATCCATCACTATCAAACGAAGTTAATCCATTTACATCTGCACCTTCTGATAATTGCATACTTGTACGAATAGCTATAGTTACACCTCTTACAGCATCATAAAGATTATGATGTTCATTATCTCTCCTTTTTAACCAGACTAAATCTGGCTGAAATCCTACACCTGTAATAACATTTGTGCTTTGATTACCTGTATAAAGTTTAGTATTAAAATAATCAGAAGATTTATTAATTGTTGTATATGCCATTATAAGTTTAATCCTTTCGTAGATAAGGCCGTATAGCCTGTTGGGACATCGTATTCAAAAATCCCGTTTCCGCTTGCATTAGTTCCTGCACTAGATACTGCTGTTGTTCCGAAGTAGCCATTGCCAAAATTAAATTCAATTCTATCGTCATCATAAAAATGTGTTACAGCAGGTAAATATGTATAACCAGTTGCCAAATCAAAAGCTGAACCTGTACCAGTTGCACCAGATGTTGGATCACCAGAGTTTTGCCATACACCATTTTTACTCCAATAAATTTTATGATTATCTAAATCAAATGCACAACCTATTATATCATTTGTAGTAAAATTTGCTCCATAAGAACTACCTCCTGCATTTACTTTATTTCCATTTGTACCTTGATAACCATAACCTCTTGAGTTATCAGTAAATTGTCCATTATCTCCTGGATATTCCATTTGTTCTGCATCTATAATTCCTACAATAATATAATTCGGATCAACACTATAAGTGCTAGTTACTTTCATTTCGAAATAATATTTACCACTTGATGCACCTAGTGTTCCATATACACTTCTCCAAGCAGCACTTTCTCCAGAAGCTAAACCATTAGTTCTTAAATTTCCATATTCTAAATTCCATTTTGCAGTTGAATAAGTTAAAGGATTGATTGTAGGGAATACATTACTTGGACAGTCTTCTGTTTTTGTAAGTGTACCACCTGCAACTGTAAAGTTATTACCATTACCAGATTGGTCAGTAACACTATTACCATCTTTTAAAATAAAGAAACCATTAGTTCCATAAGTAACTGATGGAGAAGTTTTAATTTTCCATTCTCCAGTTGTTGCATCTGTTTCTCCAAAGTATGAAGCATTATAATCGTTTCCATCTATTAAATGAAAATGTGACATAGAGCCGTCAAAAAAATTTGAAGTAGCTGGAGCTTGATTACCTATTCTGTTTGTTGCACCAGATTGATTTACATAACTATCATAATTTTGTGGAGGATAAACAGCAGCACCAAATGAAGTTTCTTGTACTCCATTAACATATAGTCTCATTCTATCTGTATTAGTAGGTCTAATACTATCCCAAATGGCAACTATGTGATACCAAGCATTTGTATCTCTGAATAATCTATTTGTTCTAAGATAATAATTATTACCATCATATAATTCTAATTGTAAATCATCTTCTGCTCTAAAATATAAAGTTGTTTCACCTACATTTTTTGAAGAAAATATAAATTGATTTGAACCTAATTTACTTCTTTTAACCCAAACTGAAATAGTCCAAGTTTTTTGATTACCTGTTGTTGTTACTGACCTTGTTAATTGTGTATTAGCCATTAGTTAACCCCCACTATTTCTTTAATTAATTTTTTAATTTTATTCATTATATTTTTTATTCCTTTTTTAATTTTATTCATTAATTGAACTGTCCGCCTCCTGTAGCACCAAATGTTGATGTTAAGCTAAAACTACGGTCAGCAGTTTGGCCTTCAGCATCGGTTGCTCTTATTGTAAAATTATAAGTGGTTGGACTTGTTGATGAACCACCAAAATCTGTTGTACTTAAAACACCAGCAGAAGATAAAGTAACATTAGCCGTAGCCAAATTACTTCCAACTTCACTAAATGTTACAGCACTATCTGAAGTAGCTGCAACGGTTGCAAGTCTACCAGAAAAATCTCCAGCAAAAGAACCTAAACTACCTGAAGCAGTTGTCCAAGTTGGGGCATCAGATACAGTTAATATATTTGTACTTGATATAACTGCATTACCATCTGGGTTTTCAATTCTCATTCTATATTGAGCATCAACAGATAAAGTAATTGTAATTGTTAATGATGTAGAATTATTAAAAGTAATTGTTGAAGCAGGATACCATATACCTGTAGCAGTATTTATAAATTCAACTTGAGTACCTGATATAAAATTAGATCCTGTAATTGTAATTGTTGATTCAGTATTATCTATTGTACTTGGAGATATAGAAGTAATAGTAGGTTTTGTTTCACCAACTGTTACACTTCCACCTAAATTAACAGATGTGCCATTAATAGTTATTGATTGACCTTCAACAAAAGATTTAACTGATTGTTGAGATGGTGTTTTAGTTTCACTATCAGTAATCATATCATCTTCATCAATAACATTAGCAGCAACTCTAGCATCGGCTCTTCCATCAGTATAATATAAATTAGTATTTTCAGGAACAATTGATGTATCTAAAGTACTTGTTGTTGAATAATTTGATGCATTACCAATAAATATTTTACCATCATCAAGGTTTGGAGTTGCATTGCTTCTACCAGCACCTTGAATTAATAATATACCTGTTGAAGCATGTACTTTTTCAATTTTACCAATTTTTTGAACTTGACTAGATTCACCACTTGGTTGTGTTTTAGTTAATTTACCTGCTGTAGTATCTACAAATAAACTATCACCTTCAATCCAAGTACCACCAATATTTTGTGTTGTATCAATATTAGTCATTTGACCAAATGTTAAAATATCAACTTCAGCATTTAATGATACTGTAGCATTTGCAAGACCAACTGCTGCCATTTTAGAACTATCATCAGCATCCGCTTTTGATACAACTGGGACATTACCACTTACACCTGAAATATAAACAACATCACCTTTTGTTAAAGCTTCTCCTGCTTGTGATTTCATTAAAGTAGCACCACGTAAATTACCAATAAATTCTGCAGCTGTTACTTCATTAAATGTTACATCATCAGTAGTATTTAAAGTTTGATCAAATGGATTAGAAGATAAACTTGATAAATCAACAGTATTACCATTTGAAATACTTAAATTTGGATTACTAAATGATAAAGTTTGACTATCAGTTTCAGATGTTAAATAACCTGCATCATTTGTCCATTGTGATATAGCACCAGTTTTATTTGTTAAATTATCTGAAGAACTTGCAGTTATAAATCCTGCTGTATTTGTATCAATAACTGTTTGAACTTTTGAATCAGTATAATATTTATTTGTTCCTTCAGCTAAATCAGAAGTTGTTTTACCAGATAAATCTAATGTTGTTGAAATAGAAGCATTAGCTGTTCCATCAAAACTAGCAGATCCAGTTATTGGGCCTGTTAATGAAATATTTCTAGCAGTAGCTAATCTTGTTGCTTGATCAGCAGAAGTTACAGCATCATTAATTTGTACATATGAACTTCCTGACCATCTATAAACATCACCTGTATCTTGAGCAATATATATTTTACCTGTTTCACCAGTTACTGGAAATGAAGCAAAGTTTGCATATTCTTCAACATCATCAACATAACTAGGTAATTGTGAAGCAGCAACTTTACCAGTACCATCTAAACCAGCATAACCATTTATTTGATTTTTATTACTTGTTTGTTCAAATTGTGTACTATCCAATCCATCTATAGTTCCTGCATCAACACTTAAATTATTAACAAATGTTGTATCAACACGTGCATCTATAGCTGCATTCATTGAACTAGTATCAACTGTACCGGATGGGCCTTGTGGTCCTGTTGCTCCTTGTGGTCCTGTTGCACCTTGTGGGCCTGCTACACCTTGAATACCTTGATCACCTTTAGCACCAGCCGGACCGGTTGGGCCTGTTAAACCTTGTGGGCCTTGAGGACCTGTTGGACCTTGTGGACCTGTATCACCTTGTGGGCCTTGAGGACCTGTTGCTCCTGTTGGACCAGTTTGATTTGAAACTTTTATTATTGGAGGAGTTCCATCTACTTTAATTGTCATAATTATTTAATTCCTTTATTGAGGTTGATATCTTATTACAAATACGAACCTTATAGATTTTTTAACTTCAGGACTACCTGCAGCCCATTGAACTTTCATAACCACAATATATGGTGATGTATCATCAGGAGCAGCAGTAAAACTACCTTGATCTGATAATAATGTTTCAGGTACTAATAATTCAAATTTACCAGCAGTACCAGTATTATGTATAAGTTCTGCTTTTGTATATGAATGTTCAGTTGCAGTTGGTTCTTTTGTTAATGAATCAATTACAATAGATCCTCTTTTTCTTGTAACAGTTGCTTCAAATAATTCAGATTTTATATCAAAAGTAGTAGCGGCATCACTAAAATCTATAGTTCCATCTTCTACTGATATTAAAAACTGATTACCTTCGGCTACTTCTCGAGCAATAATATTATCTGCTCCTCCTAAGTAATGTTGTATGTTTGATATTCTCATATTATCTCCTGTAGGTTAGTTATGAGTAAATATATATCTGTGGACATATATTTATTTTATTAAGTTTGTTTTACCCAGGCAGTACCATTCCATTTATAAATATATTCAGCAACTAAAACATCGCTGTTACTATCTGTTATTGTGTAAGTACTTCCTTTGTTAGTATAAATTGTTGCACCAGTATCATCAATACCTAAAGATAGGCCAGTAATATCACTATCATTGCTTACTCTATAAGCTAAATATATTTTAGTAGAAAAATAAATCATTTCTGATCCACTTAATACTGTATCAGGACTATCAACTGGTATATTATATATTTCAGAAACAGTTAAAGCTTCAGTATCAATAACATATTGACCGTTTGAATTGGCAATTATGTCAAAAAATCCATTTACTAATGCTGCAGATCCATTTGACATACCATCAAAAGCAAATTCTGGAGTTTTTATAGTAGCTACTTTATATCCTGGAAATATAGTTCCTAAAGTATTTTTAGTAGTTTCAAACCACGAATAATCTGTTGCAGTATTTGAAAATACATCTTTATTAGCTAAAGTTACAGATCTTAAACCATAATAATCTGGTGTTTTTGAACCCAATGTTGTGATTGAAGCATTACCAACACCTGTTGTAAAATTACCTATTGTATTTCCTGTACCACTATTATTAGATACAAGTAATTGATAAGTATTATTTACATATCCATTATTAACTGCAGTAAATCTAATTTGATTAGTAACCGGTTGATCTACTTCAATAGTCCAGTCAGTTATTAAACTATTAACATTGCCTATTATATCTGCAATTGTATTTACAGCACCAGGTAAAGCTGGATTAAAACCAACAAAACCTTTATTATAATCAGCTGAAGTACTTCCTGGTTTAGTTACTTGAACATTAGTTTTTCCAGCATCATCAATATCTGTTTGTGTTGTACCCAAAATACCTTGTGTAATACTTTTTGTAATATTTGAATCAGAAAAAGTAAAATCTAATCCAATATCATCTTGAATTGTTGTAGTATAATTAACTATTTTTGAATCACCTGAATCTATTGAAGCTGTTATATATCCACTTAAAGAAGCATTTAATGCATTTTTAAATTCAAGAGCACCCGCTGTTGCATCTAAATTATTGCTAAATGATGTAGTAGTTCCACCAGTAAATGTAACCTTATTAAATAAAGGCTGTCCATCCATAGTTTTTGTATATAAATCAGGAGCAATAATATTATATGTTTCACCTAATACCCCAGTTCTTGTAATTGAAGCATTACCAAAAACAATATTACCTGCATCCGGTCCAGTAATAGATCCGTTACTTACAGTAGCAGTCCATAATTCACTAGGGTTTGAATCAAATGCAATTGACCCAGTAAATGTAATTGTTTTAGTTGCAGTATCATATGTAGCAGTATAATTATTAGGAGATTCAGTAGTATTATTTATTAAATCTGCTAAATTATTTCCAATATCATCTGATTGATCATCAGTTTCTAAATTAGCTGCAACATTCAATGTTAATGTACCTGTTCCATCAGGTTCAGTTAAAGTTATATTTGTAGCAAATGAAGTACCTGCTCCATCTGTTTCATGTTCATAATTATGAATAATATTTGTACCATCACCAGCAACATCATTAATTGAAAAAGATGTTACTTCATTTGAAGATGTACCTAAATTAACTATTATTTCATATCCTGAAAAATCAACAAGACCACTATCAGGATTTATATCATCTACATAAGCAGGTAATGAAACAGTTACACCACTTATACCTAATCCTAATATTCCTGTTCTAATTTCAGATAATGCATCAATAGCACCAACACCATTTGATAATGTAGCATTATGTAAATATCCTAAAGTACCTAAATTAACTGAATATTGTGTATTTGATCCTGCACTCCATCTTGTTTCTGAAGTAGGTTCAGTTGAATTATAAATATATAAGTCATTATCTAAAATAAATTCTTTACCAAATCCAACAATATCTGCTGAATCTGAATAAGTAAATTGAGATGAATAACCACCACTATCAGTAAATATTTGTGTATTTGTAGTTGTTACTACAGCAACATTAGTACTATCTATAATATGAATATTTTTTAAACTATTTCTTACATTAATACCAGTAATAATATCTGAGCCCGACCATGTTCCTGCGTTTGCGTAAACAGAACTGATTGCCATTTTTAATTTCCTTTATTAGTTAAATTGTCCACCACCAGTTGCAATAAAATCATTATAATCTATTGAACTTGTTGCAACAACTTGTGAAGCTGAATTAGTGTAAGTAATTACATTATTATTTGCGCTAGCGCTAAAATTAGCTAAATTATCAATTGCAGAAGCTATAGCCGTAGCCGTACCTGCAACAGTTGAAGACATAGTATCTGTTAAATCACCATAATCTGTTAAAGATAATTCCCATGCTCTGATTGGATTACTAGTATTATCATAATTACTATCTAATGTAATTGTATATGTATTTGTTGTTCCAGGTCTGGTTAAATTTATTTCTCTAACAGTTGTGCTTGTAGTAACTTTTATAGTATCATCATCTTGTATTTTAATTGATATAATACCACTAACAGTTTCAACATCTTGAAAAACTTTTTCATATCTATGATAATATCTAATTTTAGTTCCATTATACCACACAATAATTTTATCATTTGTATCTACAATGTTATTGCTAATATCTAAATTTGATATTGTATCTAATATTGCCATTATTTTATTCCTATATTAATTAAATTGTGCACCACCTGTAGCACCTGTTGTGCCAGGTATTAAATAAACATTCCATATTTCACCTTCAGTAACTGATGAATTATAAAGTAAAACATCATCTCCCATATTAGAAACATTAAAGTTTTGAACACCACCTGCATTTGTTCTTGCAAAATATGTCCAAGCATTATTAACTAATTTAAATGAAAATAATTCAGTATTAGACATTACATATGCAGTTGAAGTACCTATAGATACAGATCTTCCAAAACCGCTTGATACACCATCAGGAACTAGTGAACTTAATTCTAAAATACCATTAACTTTAACACTATTAGATGAAGAATCTGCAGTTAAAAAACCAGCTGTATCCCAATCTTTAGCATTTGCAATTACTTTTCTAGATGTAGCATTTTGTATATCATCAGCTAAATTAATATGTAATAATTCTTTTTGTGTTACATTACCTCTTGTTCCTGTAAAACTTATTTCTTGTTGTTCTGTTACAGCAGTTCCTGAATTAAAACTTGCTGGAAATGTTACAGATCCAGAACCATCAGTACCACCAGTTCTTGTAATTGTATTAATTGTAGTTCCTGCATAACCTAATTGTTGAACAGCAGGAGCATCGTTAAATGTATCTCTCATATTAGACCCAGTATTACTGTCACCATATCTAATTTGAGTAAATCTATTTACAACTCCATAAGGGTTTTTTGTATCATTTGGATCTACAATAATTCCAGAAACACCTGAAGTAATACCACCAGCACCTGGTCTAAATACACCAAAATCATAAGCATTAGAAAAGGCTCCTCTAGCAAATTGATTTATTGGTCTTACCCAAAATACTAATGTATCTGTAAAATCTAAATCAAACACTTTATGTGTAATTGTAGCACCTTCAGTAAATGGACCTGTTGATGTTCTAAATGAAATATTAAATTCTCTATCAGCAATAGGATCACTAACACTATCTCCAACATATATTTCAAATGTTTCAGTTAAACCGGTTGGAACAGTCCATTGTAATTCTACAAATGGTGTAGAAGAATCTGTATCACTGTTAACTGATGTTAAATCAGTAATTGTTCCAAAATTTCTAGGATTAGCTAAGTTTGTATTTGGAACTGTTTGAAATTCTGTTAATGCTTGTTCTGCATATGCTGTAGCGTTATATTCTTGTGCAGTAATATAATATCCTGATACACCATCAGTATTCATTTCAGTTTCAGTAATAGAATTAATTTTAAATAGTTTATTAGTAAAACCATAAGTACTATTTGTAACTGATATTATATCTGTAACTTGTAATGCTAAAGCTCTTGTATCTGTTTTAAATGATACAATTAAATTATCTCTTGATTTTTTAATAATAACATTAGCAATTCTTTCAGCCATAATATTATTATTTACATATTTTAATCTTGTATCTTGAACTAATTCAGGTTCATTATATGCTTTTTGATTACTGTCTAAGCTTAAAAATACTTGATCATCTTGAAATTTTTGATCAATAGAATTAAATGAAACATTCATTTTATTTAATGTACTATTAAAACCATCATTAACTATTGTAACATCACCATACATATTATCAGGATTAAATGACATTTGAGATGTTCCTGTAGTATCAGAAATAACTTGAAATTTACCTAAATGATAACCAAATATTGCTTGAGAACAAACTACTAAATCAGAAATATTTAAATCTCTTGTATCATTAGTATTTAATCCACCATTTGTTGTGTATCTTTTAGCGCTTACTGTAGCTCCATTTTTATCTGTATGTGAAATTAAAGTATCACAAAATGTTTTATGAGCAGCAAATGAATCTAAATCAATATCGCTATCTGATATTACATCACCACAGCCATAAAAAGTATTTGTTAAATAATCTAATAAACATTCAGCTGGATTATTTGAATATGATAAACCACTAGATAATGTTGATCCAGTAAAAGTTCTAACTAATTTACCTTGAACTTCTGCACCTAATTTATTTGTTAAACCTGTTACAGATTCATCTCTATTATAATTTAATTCTACATATAAATATGCAACATTTGGCATTGTTCTATTTGCAGCATTAGTATTCCATTTAGTAGAAAATGTTTCCATAGGAGAACATCTTCCACCAGCTTTAAATTTTTTAACTATTAAATTTCCATTTAAAAAATCATCTGTGTTACCATCTGGATCTGTTGCATTTGTTACATTACCATCACTGTCTAATGTTAATCTAAAATTATCCCAATATATATCATCAATACTTTCAATAGGCCCCTCACATAATGAAATAATAAATGCCATTGTTTGATTATCAGATGTTATATCTGCAAATGTAATTGAACCAAATACTTTTCCTTGCCCATAAATAACAGGAAGTTTATTATTAGGATCTGATGCAATTCTTTGTCTAATTCCAGGATCAGGGGCTGTTTCACCAACACCTGCATTTGGTATATCTGGTGCAAATAATTTATTTGTAATAAATGAAACTGCTACTGACAATGCAAATCTAGCTATCATTCCTTTAACACCTGCTGATGTAAGTAATGTTATAACTGGTGCGGCTGCTGCCATAATTAAATTTCCTTTTTATACATTGATTGAAATTCTTTATAGTTCAATTTATTAAAATTAATATTTGTTTTAGGTATAGAATAAAAAATTATATCTTTAACTTCTTTATGATTTTTTATTTCTTTTTCCAATTTTTTATTCATTCTATAAAATATAGATGAACCTCTCTTATTAGGATGAACCCAAGTTAATAAAATATGTAATTGTGTTATGTATGGGTTTAATAAATTAGGTATTTTCATTCCTAATAACACACCATCTATAACTCCATTTTCATCTTCTGATATTATTGCAGTTTTATCTTTAGCTATTGCTTCCATTAAACCTTTATAATATTCTGTATTATCTTCTTTAAATTGACCAAAGTCAAATTCTTTTCTATGTTGTTCAAGTAATTTTACACCTTGATCAACATCTTTATATTCTCCGATTCTTATCATTATATTTATTCTCTATTAGTCTTCTGCTCCAAATCTTGGATTAAAAAGAACCATTGAAGCCACAAATTCCATTGAAGCATCATTATTTGTATATTGTTTAAATGAACTATCAGATGTAAATCTACCTGATTTAGTATCTAATAAGGCCCCTACTATATTTTTACATTCAACACTTATATTAACATCGCCCTTTTCAGTATTTTCTTCATCAACTGAATGTGAATTAATTATACCTTGCCATTTTTGATAAACTTGTCCTTCAATAGCACCTGTTTCATCATTCCAAAAAGCCTGATATATTGTAACTATACCACCAATAGCATTTACATTTTCTAAGGCAGCTATAATTGTATTTGGTAAACCATTTAATTGTATAGTTACTGAATTAGTTTTTACATCTTGTGTTTCTTCAACAGCAGATAAACCAATTATGTTTGAACCAGGTAAATATGTATCACCACTATATGTAATATTTGTATATCCAGTATTTAAAAATAAACTATCATTATTATCTGAAGTAACTTGAAATTTAATTAATTGAATTGGATAAGTTTTTCTATTTGCAACTTCAGCTAATGTTGTTGAATCTATTGTTTTTACCATTATAATATCTCCTGAAAATTAAAACTATCATAAGCATAATAATTATATCCTGGACCAGGAACAACTGTTACATTTGGTCTACCATTTAATAACATTTTAAATTGTACACCATTACCATAAGTAAAAGTATCACTGCTTGTAATAGGATTAATTGCACCAGTCATTAATTTAAAAGTTAATAAATTACCACCTGTTGCAGTTGCATCAGCTTTAATTTGATAAACTTTTGAACTTGAACTAAATTGTATAAAATCACCAGCTTTAACATTACTTGATAAATCTACATTAGATAATTGAACATCTTCACCACTTGTATTTGCATCAACAACTGTAATTGTTAACCCAGATTGTGCAATTATAGATCCATTAGCAAAAGTTAAATTAATTGTTGATGGTAAATCAGTTGTTTTAAAATCTATTCCATCTGTTATACCTAATAATTCTGCTTCAACTTCATCATATTTTGTTTTAGTTAATAATGGTAAATTTACTTCCATAGAATAAAATGTTGGGCTGCCTCTTTCTATTCTTGCATAACCAGAATTTGATATTGATCTTCTGACTCTGGAAGCCCTATTTAAAGAGACACTATTTGTATATTCAAATATTTTTGACATTATCTTTTCCTATTCCTTAAACCAGCAGTATTTCTAGTAAAATTTCTATTAGCTCCACCTACTTCAGCAGGGCTACTTGTTATACAAGCTTTCAT